CCCCTCGGCTAACAGTACTTGCTTCGAGCTTGAGTCCGACCTTGCGTGCGGCCCAGTCATGGCTTGCGATGGGCAGGTCAGCGTCCAGTCCATCATCACCAAGGTGGATTCCGAGGGCTGCAAAGGCCTGCTCATGGCTGTATAGGTCCGTAGACCCTCGTCGCTTGGTGTGACGGAAGCCGAGGTAGGCGGTAAAAGCAGCTCGCAAAGTTTGGGATACGCTCGTAGCAGGACACCCCGATCCGTGTGATGAACCCTGTTCAAAGGTGGTTCCAAGAGGGAGGACGCCGATGTTGTCGACATTCCGTTTCAAAAGTTCATTCAGAGCGTGCTTGTGGTGTTTGAAGGCTCTCATGAACACACCACGGTCGACATTGCGCAACAGATACGAGATCGTGCCGTCCATCCGATGGTAGTCAGACACATTGACCATTTCCGCATCCGAGCAAATCTCGGCCACACGCTTCGCGATCTCCACTGGCGTCTTCCCCGGTGCGTACCACGCAAATTGCTTGAGGTGTTCCGACAGTGCAAGGGCGTACTGCGACATTTCGAGCTTGTCGCTGTCGTTGTACGTTGAGATGTTCCGGGGGTCCTTGACACCCTGGTACGCCTCACCCTTGATGAAACACTTCATGATCTGCATGAGCGTTGGGCCGGACACGTGGGCCCGGGCCAGCGACAGCTTTTGCTGCGGTCGCGTCTGCTTCTTTTCTACTTCCTCTACACCAAATGGTTCAAGGTCTACATCTCCCACGATTTCCTTCGCAAATTCTCTAATGCACCGATTGGTGAATTCACAAGTTTTAGGCTCAGGCTTCTTCAAAGAGTTAATGCGGCCTTCGACACAACGGCGTTCAGACGCAGCATTGATGACGGGCGCAAAAGCCTCGTGGACCAGAGGTGACATAAATGCCTCCATCTTCGGTTTTTCAGACTGGTCGTAGCAGCGAGGTTCATACGAATACGCTCTAACTGACTGGTCAACAGGAAAGACATACAGGAGCTTCTGGGGCCCGAAGAGGCGATGGTATTCAGTTAGTACCAATGCCTGCTTGCGGGGCCATTTGTCCGGAAGCCACGACCGCGCGGTACCCAACTGCAGAGTAGTGGGATTGATCCGTTCAGCCATGCCGATAGCCTCATCATCGTCCGCGGCGACCGTGGCGCACAAAAGGTTGCCCGGTCTCGCCGTTGTGATCTTAGTTTCACAGGACGTATGTACCTTAAACCGCACGAAGGCCTCACCGCTGCTGTTACGCACGATCGGAATGAACCGTTCGAGGTGCTTGCCCTGGAGAAGGTAATGAGCAAGCAGCGCAGCGAGGCCCTGGAATTGCAACACTGGACTCAAAAGTACCACTTTGCGGTGCTTCGCGATTTGCCGCGATTCGACCGCATACGTGATGACGCTAGTGGGCCAAAACCAGCACTTGCGAGTCACGATGAGGGAGTCAGTTCCGTAGTCCCAGATGAAGTGCTGGTAACGACCGGCACCGGACACGACCATGTCGATCGCGCCGTCTTCATCAAAAGTGAAACTGGCATTGTCGCAGGCGAGGCCTGCGGCTTCCTCGGGTACAAGAGTGTACAGCAGTGTGGGCTTAGCCCGACTAGACAAGAGATCCGGCATGTCGACGTAGTAGTCAACATCACAGGCGAACTCGATGTCAGTATCTGCTTTCACATCATTCCGGGTTGGAATGTTCGTGTCCTTGGACCACCACCATTTCCGGGTTCCGCGCAGACCCTTCTTTTGGTCTGACTTAGCCATTTGCAGGGAGTAAATCTCTGCGCCCGTTCTAGTCGCGATTTCTGTCACGAGGGCGGAGGCTGATGAGCGGATTGCCGCGGCATTGGCGTGGGAATGGCCCTCCACAGGTTTCGGGGGGGCCAACACGGTAGTGGCGAAAGTGTCTCGCATGAGGTCAGAATCAATAACTGGCCGCGTAGCGAGCAATTCCGCAAGCTCTGACGCCGATTGCCGGACGTCAGTCTTCTTCCAGCAGGTTACGCTGCCGGCGAGGAG